TCTTCCGCCAAAATTATTTGTATCGCTAGATTTTGAATAATTTGTCAAAGTATTAAGTACTTTTGTTCTAATTTCAGAAACATCTGAAGTTTGGTTCTTGTTATAGTAAATTGTAGTGTCAAATTCAACAAACAAATACTTAAGATCAATAAGTTCGGGTTTAATACCTGCAATGGAGTATTGCTTTAAAGATCTTGAAATTTCTTCCTTTGTAATTTGAGAAAGAGTATTTGCTCCTCTCGGTTTGATAGAAATGAACACTTTTCCATACTCTGGGGGATCTAACTCCTCACCCCCGTAGGCGGTCACAGAATCAACGTTAGTGTAAATGTATGGAATGAGTCCTTTATAGTCACTGGCGGTCACGGCACGGAACTGTGAGGAGTATACACGGGGTGCCAGGTACTTAATAGAGTCTAAACTCTCAATATCATCACCATTTTGAGATTCACTGATAGTTTGCAGTAGAGAAATACCCGATGTAATTGGATTTGCGTTATTATCTTTTAAAATTCCAGAAAAAGTGAAATTTTTAGCTCCATTTCCAGACCTACCATTACTGACAATGTAAGTAACTTCAACGATTGACCCAGAAGAGGGTTTTTTACCTAAAACTCCATCACCAAAGCGAACTTCATACCTCTGATCAGTAACTTCTTCCAATAAAAAGAGTCTTGAGTTGCCATCAACATTCAAAATGTCTTCATAAAGAGCATATTGTTCCGTGACATTTGTTTTTACCTTGACTCTAACCGTAGTAGTGTCAATATTTGCGTTTGGAAGGATAAATCTTTGATTTGGAATTGAAGAATCGACTGTAAAAGTGTTTGTAACAAAAACTCCTTCATAAATTTCGAGGTTATCAAAGGATGCTTCCCCCTGACTATCAACTAAAGTCGTAAAATCTTCAGGAATTGAGTAAATATAACTCGTGTTTATTAAATTACCTAATGCAACTTGTCCGGCTTGAAGAGTAACCGTTCTAACATCAGTTGTATCGGTCAAAATGATGTTAAAAGTGGTTCTGGCACGTGCTGCACGAACCGATCTGGGTGTATAACCAATGTTTCTAGCTAATGCAACAACATTTTCTCTCAATGTTGCACTATCAAGGAACACTTCATTCACTGTCATGTTCGTATTGAACGCAGTGATGTATGAATTATATGCTAACAGGTCAATTAAGACCGAAAAATTAGATCCTTCAAAGTCAAAATCACTAAAATCGCTACTGGATCTAAGATAATCTTTAATTTGTGTTCTTAGATCATTAAAATCTAAGTTAGTAAACTGATTGAAGGACATTAGATTCTAGTGGGTTCTAAGATAAACTCTATTTCTTGTGCTGGAACTGGTAATCCAACGATATCATAATTAATTTTTACAAACAAATCATTACCATCGGGTTCAAATCTAACCTCAACTTCAATTTTTGCAACTCTTGGTTCAAAGTTTTCAAGTAAAGTTTGTATACTTGATTCAAGACTTAGTGCAAGAGCTTGAGATCCAAGGTCAAATAATGTATCTTGGAGACTAGTACCCAACAAATTGTTGAAAAACCGTTCACCAATTCTAGTTTTCACTAGATTCATAACAGATTTCTTGATAGCATCCTCATTTCTAAGAGGCAATATGTCACCAGTAACAGGATTTCTCGTAAATGAAAGACTAATGTCCTTAAATTGACGAGATGTTTTCCTATACTTGAAGGCTGAGTTGTCTATGTCCCTAAGTCCTAAGGCCATTTAGTGCTATCAAAAGGTCTTAATATATGTATAAGACTATTTGGAAGATTCGTAATCCAATACTTCCTCAATTAACGCTTTTTTCGCTTGATAAGGACAAGGATTCTTCACTTTTTCAATCAATTTAACGTCATCACCCAAAACTTCATTCAAATAATCTTCATTCCAGTAGTTGTAATAGTCAGTTTTTGCTAATTTTTTACGCATTTGTGCAATCTTTCTCTTTGATTGACACAAAATAATGTTAAGTTTTGAATTATTTGTCTTGATTCCATTAATATAAGTGTTTTCGCATGACAAATCTTCTACAAACCAATAAAGAGGATACTCTTCGTTATATCTTTTCACCCATTTGCGGACTTTTGCAGGTTTCCAAAAATCTTCGACAATAAAAATGATGACATCATACCCAGGTTCGGGTACAATATCATCAATACCAATATCTTTAATTAGAGTATCTGATCCAGATGCATAAGGGCAAATGGCAAAACCACCTAATTCTTTATGTTGAACAGAAAGTTGTTCAATCCACTCATGGACATAAGATTCACGTTCAGTCATTAGATCATCCTGCTGCTAAAGGTGATGCAGTATTTTTCTTGGTTTGAGAACGTGCTTTTGCATTTTGTGCAACATCATACTTTGCATCCAAAGTTCCTTCTGGAGTTGCAGGTGGATTATCTCCTGGATTTGGTCCTTTTGCTCCCATGATACACCTTTAAAATACGTTACAGGTATTTATCGATAATTTTACTAATCTCAATAGCAAGTCTTAAGTTTCCTCTTTCACTCATATGATTGAATCCATTGCAACGAAGTCCATATCGATTATCTAAAGGATTTGGGGGATATTCTGCATACGGATCAGAGGGACTTACAAAATCGGGTGGATTGTTTGGATTCGTAAGATGATAAGTTGAGATAAAAGTTTCTTTGTTCTTACCATCGGAATAATTAAAGAACTGATGACATTCATCCCAATATATGTGTAAGACATTATAATCTTTCAAGTCATCCATCATTCTTTTGCAGTTCTTAAAAGAATGTTCATCATCACAATATCGAGATGGTCTTGTAGGATCAGTATGAAAGATGATTACATAACCATACTCATCTCTATCCAAGGTGTTATGAACATAATGAGAAATGTCACCCTCACCAGAACATGATACTGCGTAAGAGTGACACTCAACTTCTAGAATATTTGCTAAGAAGTAAATCCAAGACCCACCTTCACAATCTAACATTCTATTTGATTGTGAATTTTCACCAACTGCTGCAAAACTATCACCATAGATTGCAATCTTTGTTCTTGGTTTTTCTACTAGAACTTTTTCTGCAATGTATTTGCCTTTAATTCTATCAGTGAATGACTCAAAGACTTCACGTCCCGTTTCGTCAATTACTTGACCAGGGTACATGAAGTCTGCCATTGGTCCAGGTGCTGCTCTAGCAACATTCTTATCAAGCATCAACGACCTTGACCACGATATGCTTTCTTTTTACCGTTACGCGAAGATGCTGAAAGTTTCGTGTTCGCGGAAGTTCCTTGACGAGTTTTCTTCGGCTTCCCAGGCATAAAGTTTGCACCAGAGAGACCCACTTTCGACTTAACTGCCATAATTAAAATACCTTAGAATACGTTTGCGATTTTTTTGCGGTTTTTGACGCGCCGAAACGCGCCGATTTTTTATCAAAGAATACGAGTCTTCTCATGACCCACACGGATCTTCGGATCACACCAGATCTCATAACCCGCTTCCTTCGCATCAAGACAGAAAGATACGTCCTCGCCGCACATGTCTTGAACTTCACCAGAGTCAAACACCTGCATCTTCGGAGCAAACCAAGGATACTCCAAGTTCTCAAAGACGCCGTTCTTAATCAGAACCCATCCAAAACCAGTGTAGTCAACTGTAAAGGGTTTGCGACGTTTGCTCATGGTCTCACCAGTTTCATGGTTCATCACACCACCGTTGTTCTTGAAGTCATCTTCTTCAAGCCAGTGAGCAACGGAAGTAGTGTTCCCATCTTCAGTCATATACCAACCTGCTGCAATATCTTTGTCCATTGCAATTAGACGATAGAAAGACTCAGTATTAAAAACGATATCAGAGTCAATCCAAAGTTGATAATCATATTTCAGTTTACCATCCCAAGGAATCTGCTTCGGGCCACGGAGAACATTCGCACCTAATACCTTACAACGTGCAAAGTTAACCATGGACGAATAGTCCTGAGAAATTTGAATGCTACCACCGTTCTGTACAATATCAAAACACAGTGATACGAAGTTCTTCAAATAGATGTAAGAAACTCCTCTTCCAGGTAGACAGAATACAATATTCTTACCTTTGATCATCTCCTTGGCTGCTTGAAGATCAAACTCATCTTCTTTTTTCTTGACAGCAGGAGCTTTCGCTTTAATTGTAAATCCTTTAGACATTAATTTAGAATTGCAATGTTGTTATTCTACCACCACAAATCAATTCATGCAATGGTTTCTGGGTTATTTATCAGTTCGTGAGTAACCTTGGAAAACCTTAGATCGTATTCAAGATTGCACGCCGCTCTGACCATCTCGATCTTATGTTGTAAATCACACTTCGTTACATTCTCAGCAACTACGTGACCGTCAACTAAGATTTTATACAAGTTCATCTTCGATAATTGTAAGTAAGTCTTCAATCTCTTCTCTGAGTGAATCATTAGTGATCAACTCTAAGTCGTTCTGAAGACGATATTCTATACAATCGACGAGGACCTCCTTGTCATAGAAGTCGAGTTCTAATTTCATCGTAGACTCTTCAATCATCCTCAAATGTTATATAGACAACAGATTTTTTGAGCGGACCCTGGCACTCGGAATTTTTCTGGGCAAAATTTTTTTTACTTCGTGATATTTAGATCGCGATTTGGGTTCGTTGTAGGTTAGGGTAGTTAGCGTTTTTTAAAACGGGGGTTACGCGCCCACGCGCTAACACATAAGAACGCGAATTAACTGCTCAAACTGTGCTCCCCGAGAGTATCATAAACCCTCGGAGAGTTTCTGTCAACTTCTCACATAACTTGGTTGCATTTGTTGTTATTAGTGACCCCAGGAGTTCCTGCAACTGAACCGTGCATGAATGAACCCTTAGGAGCTGCATTGGACCACGCACGTTTTCCACTCAGTGCTTTCACACCTCTCTTGGAAGGTTTAAGCACAGTGTACTTAATTTGTCCTTGAGTGTCTGCAACCAAGAGGTCGAGTTTAGTAGCAGATCCGAGTTCAGAAATGGTCATGAGAAAGTAGAGAAGTGTTCGGAGAGTTTGTGAGAATTAACCGAGACGCATTGAGGAGAAGAAAGGTACAACAGTGAGACCCTGGGCAGTGTTCATTTGCACGAACCAATTGAAGTTCTTTGCAAACACTTTGTCACCACATTCTCCGTGTTCTGAGAGGATTGCATTGAGACGAGATTTAGTGGTGTTTGACTGATAACCACCGTCAAAAAGACGAATGAAAGTGTCACCAATCTCCGCAATCTTGTTACCGTGAAGACGTACAATAGACACCTGATCTTCCTCGTTAAAGTAAACCGCAGTGTTTCCAGATGTCCAATTCTCATTGTTCTGAATTGCGGAATTCATCTGTTGTTCGATCTTACGCATGAGGTCGAGAAGTGGTGTTCCTTTGACTCTTATAAGATACACGATTCTGAGGGTCTTTCCAGATACCTTGTGCAGGTTATTAAACTGGTTCGGAGCTATTGACTTTGGAACTCATCCATGGTAAGCAGATAAGGACTCTGAGGCATTTGAGCAACTTAAGGGGACTGATTGAAACTCCACAGAGTCATTGTACATTGTATGAGTACGCTATGGCAACTCTCGGAGATTCTCGGAGTAATTATGTGCGAGACTCGTGACTTTTTTTCGTGGGGGTGCTTGACTTTTTTGCGAGTTTATGATAGCGTGCGCGCTAAGATCACAAGACCTCAGCACATTTAAGACCTCACAGATTCTCCTCCTCAGCACATTTTAACGAACGAAATAAATCACGCATATATGTTTTTTAATACATTTATTTTTAATCTCTTAAATACACTCCCCAGTATATTCGGAGTGACTTCGGAGCAACTCCTAGGTCATAAACACGTCTCCGTCAGTGTGACTATCTCTCTGATAAG